AGGAGATCATTTGAAAATGAAATGCTGAATGAGTTTGCTCAGGGATATGAATCCATAGACAAGGCAGGCAAGGAAGCTCTATCAGACTTTATAATTGAGGGTCCTGTAAAGAAAGTACCTACTGGTTTCAGAAAGGTTGAATACTTTCAGGATGGTGTTGAGAAGGAGATGGTTATGAGGGAGGACTATGCTAGACAACTTTTAGACATTAAGAATCAAAATAACTTTCTAAAAGGCCTTGGAAAGATAAGTGGTGCAAATGTACTTAGGTTCTTTGCGACGGGTGGTAACCCATTGTTTATCGTCGGTAACACTGCGGTTGACTTCGCAAACATAGCATTCTTTTCGGATGTATATTCAGCCATAAAGCCACTGGCAACAGTGCAGTTGGCATATGATTTTGTAAAAAACTTTTTAAGAAAAACTGGAAATACAAATAATTACAACAAAATTAAGATGGAGTTTATGGAGCACGGAGGTGCTATGGATTTTCTATCTACAGACGGTCTTAGAATGGTTCAGGATATGAAGCTCAAGAATAGAATACTTAACAAAACTCAAAAAGGATTGGCCGCATATGCTAGATTTATGTCTTACGTTGGAGAGACTGGTGAGATGTCATTCAGATTAGCTGTGTATGAAAGGGTTAAGGATGCAGAGATTAATAAGTTTAAGAAAGAAAATGGTAGATCTCCAAATCAGAAAGAGATGGACGATATAATGTTCGAGGCAGCAGCACAGTCAAGGGAGACTATTGACTTCTCACAGGGAGGTACCTGGGTCAAGCAGATGGACCAAGCACTACCCTACTTTAACGCTGCAATGCAAGGCCTTAGGAGACCGTTAGATTTTGCAAGAAAAAATCCTGTTGGGTTTACATCCAATGTGGTTCAGTATGCGGTAATGGCCGCAGGTATGACTGCGACTTCATTAGGAACACTTTTAAGATCAATCGGAGACGATGAGGAGGAAAAGAAAAAGTTGCAGGATATATTGGATTCAATATCTGAATACGAAAAGGCTAATTACCATATAATATTTACAGGAAATAAGGATAAGGACGGCAACTATGAATATGTAAGAATTAAAAAACTTCCACTGATATCAATACTTGGAACAGCTACGGAGCAGTACACGACAAAGTACCTTTTAAAGTCTCAGGGAATTGATTACAATGTAGATAATAGATCAATCAAAAAGTCTATAGAGATGTCTGCACCATTAGACATACTTGGACCTTTTATAGGAGACGAGTCGGCAGGTCAGGCACTTGGAGGCGTTGTAAAAAGAAATCCACTTGCTGCAGCTTGGCTTACATACACATACAACGAGGATACATTTACAGGAGATAAGGTATTTTATGAACCTAAAAATAAAAAGATCAAGCCATATGCAGAGGGTCTTTACGATGAAAAGGTTAATGATATATATAAGATAGTTGCACCTGCACTTGACATGTCTCCAAAGAGAGCCCAGGCTGCTGTAGAAAAACTTATAACAAGTGAAAGCACTAATCCAAGTATATCTATATTTTACGCTCTTACAAATGGATTATTTGATACAGAGGGAGATGCCTTCAAAGAAAACGCTGATACATTTGATAACGGCATGGGGCACTTTCTTGATGTGGTCAGTAAAAAAATGGTTAGGCATACAAATCCTAACCTATTGAGGTACAAAGATCAGGATAAAATAGATGAGCTTAAGGAAAGAATAGACACAGATGAATACCTTACCAACATTAAAATAAAAAAAGATATTGATAAAAATATAAACTCAAAAATAATAGAAGAAGGGGATTCAAGAAGCGATAAATTTAAAACAGAATATAAAAAACTAGATAATCTACTTGATGGCTACAAGCTTACACCGAATGAAAAAGATAAATACTTTTCTTACGCTAGCACAAAAGATTTAAAAAATGAGGAGGTCTTTAAAGATATGAGAGATATCATTTATGAAAAATCTCCAAAGATGATGGCGGCAAGATTATATCAAAGGTATGGCAATAACCTAGACAAGGAAGAGATGAAAGAATTAAATAAAGTGTTTAGTATATCAAATGCAAGTGACGTTATACTTAAAACAAGTTTTGAGTTATATTACAACAAATATTACCTAAATAAATCTCAAAAAAAGATAGATAAGTTTGAAGAATCCTTCGGTAAGATACGCTAACTAAAAAAGGTGAGTAAGCCTAGCTACCTGACCATGCTCAGGGTTATGAATAAATGCCTCGATCGCCTTAGGTGCGTGCTGAAATCCATTCCTATGATGCCATGAATCTGCAGATGACGGACTCCTAAGTGTCTCCACGCAAACAGAAAATATATCCTTGGATGTCTTGTGATGAACATGATGCCCATATATATACCTGTGCCTGCAATCGTTCCAATTTTCTGACGCTTCGTGTGCCATAAGCATAGGTAGATCATGAGACTTTGCACCATCCATATGAGTGCTCCCAATAAGATTCTTTCCATAGACGCTGTACTTCCTGTGAGACATGTCGTTGTTGAACGTGATGTTCTTAGACTTCCTGAACCATGACTCGATACATTGAAGCAACATAAACCCGCTCATGTAGTCATGATTACTTGGGTTGTAGACAACCTCAACATCAGCGACAGACATCAAGGTCTCAATGATATCGACAAGCAATCTCTTGGCCGTCACAAAATTTTCGTACCACATACCATCGGTGTCTTGCGGGGTCTGACTTGTCGTCTGTCTCCTGGGATTGTCGGTGTGAAGGACGTCGTTTCCAGCTATGAATATTATCCTGTCTATGTTCCATGACTCTGACTTGGAAAGGATGCCTTCAAGGCCTTCCTTTACCCTCTGTACAGCGATCTGACTGTTGTACTCCTCGCCAGTCTCAAAGGACGAGCAAAGCTTACCTATGTGTATGTCAGCAGGATCAAAGACTAGGCAGTGAGGGTCCTTTGTCTTCTTTCTTTTTATCTTCTTATACTTAGGGCTCCATGTAGATATCTCCTCAGTGAGTTCAGATATAAATGATTCAGGATCAAACTCATCCTTGCCTGATACATTTATAGAGTAATTCTTACCCTTGTACCAGTAGTGTTTGATTTTCTCTGGATCTATACCAACAGATTCGCATTCGTCATGAACACCCCTGTTGTTTATTATGTTTCTTACACTCCATCTCATGGAGTCAATATTTCTATTTAGATCGAACTCTTCATTGACAAGTCTTGCGATCTCTGTCTTGTTGGTGGTGTGGCTGTCGTACAGCTCTAACACCCTTTGTCTATAAGCTTTCATGTGATTTCTGTAGATCCTTTAGGATCTTAATTAAATTTTGAATATTATCCTGCAGCTCCAAGTTTTCTTCATCCATCAACGATTCGTAGATTGAGTCAGTCATGCCATTGATTTCCAGCATTATAGCGTTTACGTAGTTTACATGACTCATGTCGCCAAATATATTGATTTTAAATGTCATAACAAAGTCCAGATAGGTATTTTTTATTTGAGATAGAGTAATCAACATGGTAACTGTTGATATCTTTATCCTTTATGAACCTCTTTATGAACCTCTTGTTAAGTGGCATTAGATTGTCGTCAAGAGCCATAGGTATCTGACTTATTGTCTTATCTATCTTAGGGAGTCTTGACCTCATAGATATAGGCCTAGCCTTTAGGTTTACATCTACGCAGTATACACCCCTAGTACCTTCCATTCTCTATCCTTCTCTTTATAACCTTGAGCATACTCATGTCCTGACATCTCCTGATGTCGTCCATTATATCTCTCTTTGGTGGTATATACTTGTCGTAGTAGTAGTCAAGGAAGACCTTATAGTCCTCGATGTCCTCTAGAAATAATGGATCCTGTATCTTCATCCACTGGTGATAATTGTTTATGGCGTTTATNACCGTGGCGTGTGTACGATTAAATAAGCTGCCTATGTAGTTGAGNGGGTACTGCTCATCTCTCAGTATGGCACAGAGGAATGCCCTCTTGTGTACCTTCTCTCGATACCTGTGTTTCTTGTCCAGGCCATCTCTCTCTATAACGTGTATTATCTTGTCTATCATACTATTTCTCTTGATTAATTTTTTTCATCTTCTCAAAGTCTCTACTCACCTCCACCTTATACTTAATCATTGTCTCTGGATCTATCCATACCTCATACATACCATTTTTAAAATTTTGATGCAACTCAAGTCTATCTAACATAGCTTGTCTCTGGTTCTGTCTGTAGTGTTCAAATATTTGATTGTCTATACTCATTTTATTTTATTTGTTAATTAATATTCTTATTTGCCTGACCTTAAAGCTGTATTTTTTATATGAGCAATAAAGTTATCATGGAATGCATAGTCTATAACTTTGTCTTTTTTACCATAAATAATGTGAATTCCTTCAGATATACCCATTTCCTTTCTGTCTGGAGAAAATGCTATAGTGTCATCTAACTCGTTAGCTATCTTTTTTAATTCATACTTAGAGTGAGTTTTTATCTCTTTGCTCAATTCACTTAGTGTTGTCCAATCTTTTTTCATTTTGTTTTGTTTTTTTTGTTTTGTTTTAATGTTTGCTTTCCTCCTGACCACAGTTAGCACATAGGCGTTCTTGGTCATCCATATAATCATCATAGGAATGAAAACAATCACATTTTTTTTTAATACTCATTGCTATCTTTCGTATCTCCTTGCCCAGGTCTGCATCGTTTGGATACATCTCGCATAGTTCTTTCATTTCTATAACTTTATTTTTTATAATATTATCAATCTTTTCTTTATGGATATAAGATGGTTTAAAAAGAAGTGGTGATGATTCTTTACTGACATCGTGTTTAAAAACACTGTCCTTTACCTGTCTTAGTTTATTTAATTTCTCCGTCATATACATATACTTTTACTCCGTGTTTATTAATCTCTTTTATTCTGTACTCCTGAAGTGGCCTAGGCTTCTTCCCAGGCCTCTTGACCTCGTAGAACTCAACGTCTGAGTCTTTAGGTATGGCAATAAGATCAGGTATCCCTGGCTTGTTGGTGACGGACAGCTTTATAACGTAATAGCCATCCGACTCCAACTGCTTTATCAACTTAGCCTGTATCTTTTGTTCATTCATATAAGTACTTATATGTTATTCACAATCATCAAAGTCCATCTCGACTTGATTGATCAATCTATTCTCATAGAACTCTATCTGTGCCTTGACCTGTTTCTTCTGGTACTCTATATTTTTTAAGCTTATGTTTAAGGATGCCAGTGTATCCTTAAGCTTTACTAAATCATCCTTAATCTTTTGCTTCTTCATAGTCCTTCTTAAATATGTTTGTGGTGTAACTTTTTTTCTTTTTTACCGCTGTGTATATCTTGTCCTCTATACCTCCCTCGCTGAACACCCAGTAGACCTTATTGAACGTCCTCTCCATTGTTGTCATCCTATCCCTGGCCTGCCAGTAGCTGACGGCAGAGAAGTCTATGTTGTAGAAGACGATGTTCTCAGCATTCCTAAGAGATATCCCCTCACGACCAGAAACGATCTGAAGTGCGATAGACTTATCGGTTGCGTCGAAGTAATCCAGGTCAGTCGTCAACGTGTCACCGAATACAGACTTCAGGCATTTCAACTCCTCCTTGAACTTGTAGAATATTCCGATCTTCTTACCCTTGAACATGTCACGGATAAAGATAGCCTTGCTACGATCTATCGTCATGCTGTTGCCTGACTCAAACTTAACGGTGCCACTATACAGTTGGTGTAGCTTCTGCATAAGCTTTGCAGGTGTCTCTCCTAGTATAACCTCCTCATCACCCTCAACCACTAGATCCTTACTAAGCCTGTCGCATATCTGGTACGTCCTGTCCTGCATCTTAACATACAGAACCTCCTCCTCTATCTCTGTGGAAAATCCAGCCTCCTTCTGAGTGTAAGAGATCATGTACGGAGACACTGCCCCCATAATCTTTTCCTCTATACCCCTGGAATAGTCATTGACCATGAAGCTGTTTATCTTCTTCTGAAATACATTTACATAGTCGTGTGCCCATGCGTAAAAATTCTTATAGTGTCTAAACGGATTGTCGGGATGAACATAGAACTGGTGATACACCTGGCTGAAAGACTCTGGTGTGAGTGTACCAGTCATCAGTATCATCTTAGCCCCATTTATAGACAGCATCTTCCTGATCTGCCTAGTCCTTATGCTTGGCTTAGGAAATGCTGACATGGTGTGTGACTCATCACAAACCACCACGTCAAACATTATGTCATCTATCTTGTGTATCGACTCGTAGTTCGTTATCGTTATCTCAAACCCTGGGTCCATCTCATTGTAGTCGGACCTTATCGACGATATAGCCTTCTTCTTTGTAAGAAATAGTACCTTGGTAGCCCCGACAAGCTTACATATCTCTAAGGATGTGTAAGTCTTACCGAGGCGTACCTCCATCGCAAGGCAAACTATATTAAGCCTGTTCAGTATGTCTGCACCTCTCTCCGATATGTCTACCTGATAATCTCTTAGTCTCATATATCAAAAGTTTAGCTTGACCTGTTCAGGCTCAAGTTCTATAAATTCTACCATCTTACCATTAGACTTCCGTGTAATGATCGGCTTGCTGTCGTACTTAAACTTGCCGTAGCTGTCCAACCATTTGTAAAACCTACTGTGGGACACCTTAAACTTTCCGTATGGTCCGTAGTCAGGGTACTCCTCTATAAAGTTATTGAAGAGTTCCATGCCCAAGAACGCAGTGCCCTTGTCTGTGTAGACATTATCTTCACCATCAGCCCATTCCCAGAAGTCTGAGTTTGTCTCTGCTATAAAGTTCCTAACCTTTAGGTTCTTAAACTCACATACAACAAGACCCCTCTTCAAGTAAAGCTGTAGGTTGTCGATCATATAGTTATCAAACTTAGACCACTCCGAATCGGTCCACTCACTGAATAGCATGTGACCGAAGTCACTCTCAGGTGTGAAGCTCTTGGTGTAGTGCTGCTTAAACTCTAGGTCCCACTTACGCCTCTCGAAGCTGTTACCTGCACCCTTGATCGCATAGTTTGTCGTTATTACAATCTTTGGCGAGTACTCGAATGGTATATGGATCTCGTCCTTGTTCTTCTTCTCAAGTGTTATACCCTCAGTTATTATGGAGAACAGTCTCTCGAAGTCAAAGTTCTTTGCCACGTCATCAAAGACAAGTGTCTGTGTGTCCACCTGAACCCTCTGGTACGGGAAAGACTTTTGAAAGGAGAATCCCTTGCCGTCTATGATCACCATCTTCTTGATGTGACTGATAGACTTGACAAAGATCCCCTTACCAGTACCACCCTCAGGATTGTCCGATATGATCTCGTCATTGAGTATCACGGCAGGGCAGTAGCTTGCGGGCTTGTGAGAGTGCATGAGGTATCCAAGCGTGCTCTCCATTGACTTGGTGCTGTCAGACCTCTCGCCAGATATGTTCTTTATAAAGTACCTGAACTCCGAGTCAGTAAAGTCTGACTTGATAAAGTCCCTGTCTATCTTCTGCTTCTCCCATACATGACCTTGTAGGTTTCTGTAGCTTATGGTCTCGACGCTGTCCTTGGTCACCTTGACCGCACAGTTCATGTAGTAAAGGTAAGACTCCTCGGTATTGTCTACCATGAAGTTAGGTTCTATTCTTGATACGTAGTTTAGGAATGTCTCCTGAAAGAACTTAGTGTTCAGTGCGAAGAAGTTATAGACCGACATGTCCTCGATCTCCAACAGAAAGTCTAGGACAAAGTCCTTGATCATCTCCTCATTGACGTCTGATATGGTGTTGTCTATAACCCTAACGAATACAAAGTTGTTGCTACCCACTGGGTAGTACTTGTAAAAGCCATTGTCCTGAAGAAACAACCTGAATAGGTGTGGTATCAGGTCAATCTTACCCTTGCTGTTCTTGATCCAGAACTCATTAAAGTCGACAGACTTTACGACCTCATCGACATCTACGTCCTGATGATCGGCCTTTATCTCTTCCATGGGTACACCCATCTTGACCTTCTTCTCGATCTCTGATGTTGTCTCTATGTCCTCGTAAAACTTTGTGTTGTGGCCAGATATGTTCTTGTACGCACTCCTCACTATGGATAGTATCTCGGTAGACTTGTCGCCAGTTGAGTCGTATGAATTCAGTGTACTGAAAGCCTCGTCCTGGTTAATCCCAAACTCATTGAGTGCGGATGCCAGGATGAAGAGGTTGTTGTTCTTCTGTCCCTGAACCATGCCATAGTTCTTGTCCCACCATAGGGATAGGCGTCTTATGATTTCGTTTGAGTCTGATATCTTTATCGATGACTTTACGAGTGCCTTATACTCTGGCTCCTTCTCCATGTCCTCCCAAACAGAAGACATCTCGTTGATGAATAGGTCTGGATCATAGCTCTCGTAACATACCCTAGATATGTTCTTGCACGATGTATCAAACTCATCGCAGTTGTGGTAACTCTCAAGAGCCTTGAAGTATTTCTTGTGATTCTTTGCATTGAATGGTATACGTACCAGAACCTTAAGGCCATTTCCAGATGGTGATGTGAATACGCAGTACGTGTAAGGGTCTTTCATAAGTTCAGACCTCTTGTCGATCAATGCTTGATCATCATTAAACCCGTCAAAGTCTAGGCACATTATACCGCTGTGTTCTATGATGTCGCTGTCTCTTCTAGAGTTAAAGGTACCTGAGAAGCAGATAGCAGGAAGTCGTTTCTTTAACTCGTTCCTACTATCCTTCTCCTTCTCTAACCTACCCTGCTCTATCAGATCCTTTGACGAGCCGTTACGTATCCTATCGATCGCTCGATCAATATCGATGTGGTACGGCTTGTCAGTGTCGTTTATGGTTTTAAAGTATGTTATCATGACAGATGGTTTTATTCTATGACTTCAAAGCATTCACAACTGACTCATACTTTGAATTTAAGTTACTGATGTTTTTAGACAATGACTTCATCGAGTCCTTGTACTGAACTGAGTCGATTGAAGACTCCTTGAGGTCATCAGACATGTCCTTTATGACTGTGTTTAAGGTGTCTAGATTACTGGATAGAATAGATATAGAATCTCTTATCTTCTCCATTTCACCTACCTCTATTGGGTTAAGTGATTGGTCTTCCTTAGGGCCAGTATCTAATAGATCGTACAGTGCAACCTCCCCATCACTGGCATCGTCTAGCTCAGGAAATACTCGTGTCCAATCCTTCTCCATGTGTACTGGTTCGGCAACTGACATTAAGAATATCATGGCCTCGACACTTAGGCCAACGATCAGCATCTGTGATGCAAATGGCCAGTGCATTATCTTGAATAAGGCACCCATAATTACAATGGCCGCACCTATTCCATAGGTGTACTTCATGATATTTTTCCATGATTTACTTTCGAAAAAACTTTGTGTATTACTCATAATATTAAATTTAAATTGTTTATAAAAAAGCACCGTATGTCCATACCATCGGTGCCGTAGGTTTTTACTGAGTATGGTCAGCTAACCAAGTAGAACCCTAACTACCTTTCACTCATCATGAAAACATCATGTCTTAGAAGGGCATCTGCTCCTCTGGTTCAGAGGCTTTAACCTCGATCCTCCAGGCCTCAAGCGTGTTGAAGTACTTGATATCCCCCTGGGGTGATGTCCACTCACGTCCACGTAGATTGAACGCTACCTCTACCTCTTGCCCCTCCCCTATGGTGTCGGCAAGGCTAACCTTGTCCTGCACCAACTGAAAGGAAATGCTTTGTGGGTACTTGTCTGCCTGATCGTTCAGTACAAACATTCTCTTCTTGAACTTGTCGTTCACTTGTTCTGTGTCGAAGACCTTTTCAACGACACCTGTCATTTTAAATTGATTGCTCATTTATTTATTTTTATTGTTTAAAAAATTTACGTATTCATCTGCATAGACAACGGCAGCATTAAGTCTTGCGTCCATGTGTGCTATGTCTTCCTCTGTCAGTGTCACCTTCACAACAGTGGCACGTAGATGGTCCTCAAGTGAGTCCATGTAGTGCAGGCTGTCGTTCTCGTGATCTGGCATCAGTTCCTCTGGCGTGTTTGTCAGTATGTATGCGATCTCACCATCCGACCACGACTCTCCAGTCTTCTTTGTCAGCATGTATAGATACATCTTTACCTGCCAATCGTACTTTGGATTGCTTGGTGGCCTCTTCGGGAAGGTCTTCTTGGACCAGCTTGACTTGATGTCTATCACCTTCCTGCTTGGTGTGTCTACGATGTCAGGGTGACCCGTACATACACCGTGTGACAGTGAGTGATGCTCATCAAACTCCTCGCATTTGTGATGGTTGGTGAAGAAGATCGTGTTGTATATCTCGATCGAATCGTCCTCAACATCAGTCCCCTTCGTCATCTCCCTGGTGCTTATGCTGTCCTTGTACTCATAGATCTGCTCGTCTATAGACTGCTCGATAAGTGTCTTTGCACCCTCGCCAAGAGTGGGTGGTGCGTCTCGCTTATCCATGAGTTCGTCAAGCTTCTTGGACTGATTGTCCGTAAGCTTCTCCTTGGCCAGTAGGCCGTCGAGTGTCTCCGTCTGCTTGGCCGTCAGGCCGTCTGTCCCAGTGAACAGAGCCGAGCAGTTACTTGCCCTTACCTTCAGCATCTTGCAAGTCTTTAAGTTGTGAATCAGTCAGGTCAAATGAGGCGGATATCTTCTTGACGGTCGATCGTCCGTTAGATAATGACTCCTTGGCCTTCTCCATCANGTCATCAGTGAGNACCTTCTTGGTCTTCTTTGGCAGTGGCCTGGTGCTGAAACGCAGTGCGTCCACCATGCCCTGGGGTGACTTGACCTTCTCTGTAGCCAGGACGATCTGCTTGCCGACATACTGATTGAAGTCGAAGGTGTCGAAGAACTTCTCCAACCTCTTAAAGTTTGATCGGTTACAGATCATTGGCTTGTCGAACTCTTTCAGGTTCATGAATACCTTCTCCTCCTTGCCAAACTCACTCACGAAGTCTCCCTGATAGATCTTTTCTATCGTCACCATACGTGGCTCATATTTTCCATTGACTTCCAAGTCCCATGAGCCTAGGTACTTGTTGTCTTTCATTAAATTTCTCCAGTGCATATTAAATTAAATTAGGGTTTACAATATTACGAATATTTTGTTAATAAGTTACGGTATTTGTTGATTTTTTTTTGCACAAATATGCGATTCTCCCGTAGTTGCTCGATCATACGCTCATTCCTTGAGCTTATGTATCGCCTCATAACGTCATTGATTCGGTTTAACTTCTCGTTGTGTACCATCACGTTCAACTGACAGCATCCTTTCATCCATCCCTCGTTGACAAATATTGGGTATATCTCGTCCCATCTGTTGTCCTCTGTGATCGGTTCGTACTTGTCGTTGCGTGTCATTACGTTGTGTAACTCGATACGTCCATCCTTGTGGAACTTTTCAATCTTAACACCCATGTCGACATACCAGTCGCTGTCATCTGTCCAGTACATCTGCTTGGTCTGGTCGCTTACCAGGTCGTCCCACGCCTTCATTGTTTAGTGTAAAAAAGATCATAGGTCTCTCCATCATAGTCTTCGATGGAAAAAAAGTAGGTGTCTTTGTTCTTTGACTCCTTGTACACCACGTCATACTGCTCGTTGTATTCTATGCAATAGATTGTTACAATCTTTGACTTGGTGTCAGGGGATACCATGATCCAAAAGACAGGAACTTTTGACTCGTGTTCTACTTTATTTCTGGAATCAACACCAAACTTTAACTTGTAAAGTTGTTTGCATAGGTCTATCGCTTTGTCCTTTTCGTCGACTGTGCATAGGTATTCCTTCTTGTCTGTCCATACGAATCGATCCTCTATCGATTGTGTCATTGAGCCGAATGATACGGCCATCATTAAAATTAAAATTAGATTCTTCATAGTATTAAAATTATTATTGATATAAAAAATAAAACTGCCGACGCTATCATTCCTATCATACCCGTCGGTATAAGTATGATCCTGACTGCTGTTGCCCTTATGGATGATGCCAGGTAGGTCATCCAAAAGAATGCGAGAAATATCGCAATGCTTGTAAGTGTCATCATATTAGTTTGGTTCTAAGTCCTTGATGAGTATCTGAACGATACTCTCCTCTATGTCTAACAGCTCTGCCGTATCGAAGAAGAAGTTGAAGTAGTTCAACGCCATCTCCTCGTCCTCGCAGTGTATCTTTGTCAGTGACTCCTCTCCGTTCATCGTGAACCTAATCACGAAAGCTTTTCCGTTTATCATAATCTGCAAATGTATAAAATGTTACAACCCTCACCAAACTTTTTGAGTGCGTCTTGGTAACTTAACGCATTGATCGTCTTGCCAGTGCATAGGTTGTGACCTATCATGTAGCATATGTGAAATTTACTCATCATTCACCTCCTCATCTATCGATCTCAAGTGTATGTGATTAACACTATAAGTGTAATCACAATCATCAGATGTGTGTGTCTTTTNTTNTGTGTCCATTTTATTTAAAANTTTATTTAGTTCNTATATGTCACTATGCACCTGGGCATCATCAAATAGCTTGCCTTTCAGCGTGCTACGTAGTGCCATTATCTCTGCCTTTATATCTTTTTTCATCATCTTAA